GTGAACTTGGCCAGCCCGGTAAGCCCGGTGCAGAGATGTGGAAGATCAGCAAGGCCGAAGACCCATCCAACCCCTCCCACTACAAGCTCCTCCCCACTTGTTGATCGAGTGAGTATGTGCAATCGGGCAGAAGAAGGGTATTTTCTCTTGTAGTAATGACGCCGATACTAAACATGCTTGCCGAAAAGCCTCTTCTGAGCCATCCTCATACTTGCTATATGGCGTAGCAACATACCAAAATGACGGGCTTATGTCCGGTAATGGTTCATTAAAGTTCATCTGCTTTCCACTTCAATAAGTTTATCCAGATACCACTTCGCCTTGTCGAGGTCCTTGAGGCCACCCTTGGCCTTGTAACGGTAGAGGTATTGATAGAGGGAGCCCTTTAGAAGTCCAAGGAATTCCTCCGCTGTCGAGAAGTCTTCGATGATGTCGATGCATTCGCGGGAGAGGAGCTTGTAGTGGGAGGGGTTGGATGGGTCTTCGGCCTTGCTGATCTTCCACATCTCTGCACCGGGCTTACCGGGCTGGCCAAGTTCACCAAGAGCTGTCTTACCGGGTCCGGCTGTCATACTGGGTATTCTAACGGGCTCATCCCCACAGCAGTCCTCAACAGCAGGGTTCCATGTAGTGACAGCATCTTGACCGTTGACATACTCCTTGTCATACTTCCTATCCCCATGGTCCTCCCCAGCCTGACTTGCCTCAACTGCCTTGGCAGCAGAGCCAGCTCCCTCTATGCTCGGGTCCCACCCATGGTCTATGTCTTTTTCGAAGACGTGCTTGCCATCTGCCCTGCGTTCACCAGCATTTTTAAACAGTAACTCCTCCTTCTCACCCGGAGTCATCTGTACCCATTCCTTATACTTCATCTTCCTTTCTCCTATACTCAGTGAACCCCGTTAAGTAACTCCCCTTGGCCAGTTCCCAGTCCTTCGGGCGCAGGTCTAAATCTTCACACGCCATCTCTAAAGTCATCCCATGTGGGACACTTAGCCACGTAGGAGAACTCCTGTCCCGAGCCTCGTACTCGTCCACAGTGAACCAAGCTAGGGGCTCCTTTGGGAGGTTGAGGTCAAGGACCATTAAGCCACCGGCACCAGTTCTGGGCTCTGACCCTTGATGCTAAGGCGGCTTCTAATGTGAGTCCCGCATTTCATACACTGCCACCTATGGTAGCTTCGAGTAATGAGATTGATCCTGTCGCCCTTGCTGGTCACGTGCTTCGAGCCGCAGTTGCTACAGATAGGACGGCCAAGGTTATCAACGTACAACCCATGATTGGGATGTTGCTTGATCCATGGCATAAACTTCTTATAGACCTTTTCCAACAAGACCACATCCTGCTTATTGTACTTCTCCATGATCTTCTGTGCCTTGGGGTCCCCAGACATGACATCACGCCAGAGGCTCATGCCCTTGTGTTCAAACTTAGAGCCTAGCTTAAAGTGCTGGGCTACATAGTCGAGCTTGTTAGAGGGGAGTCGGAGTTGCTTCCGGGCTGTCTGTAGCAGGTCGATCTGTTTATAAGGTGCTGGTGGCCACATATCGCAGCCAAGGAACTCTTGGTTCAAGGTCGGCATGTCGAACCGAGTCCCGTTGTAATGGACCACGGCATCGGCTTGGTCAATCAAGGCGTGGATAGTGTGGATCATGTCCGGACCTGCGGACTGAGACCAAACAGCTTGGAACATCATCCGCTTCTCACCATACCACTTCGCGGCCCAGCAGAGAGTATACCCAGGCTCCTCGATCTGATTAATGGCGATGTTCTGATCCCAGAGGCCCCAGCAGTACACGCGATGGGGAGCTGTTTCAATATCAAGCAACAAAATCTTCATACCATTCTCTCCTCAAATTCCTCATCATCATTAAGATCATCCCACCAGTCTTCTGCATACTCCACTGCATACTCCAAGCTCATCCTCTCCAGGTCATCATCATGGAGTTCACAATAAGGCCCGTCCAGCTTCTCCCCGCCGTTGTCTACTACCCACCAGGAGCCATGCTCGAAGACCACATGGACCCGTAGCCACTGCATGCACTTGGTCATGAAGTCCGCTTCGATCATTTGGGTGGCTCCGGTAGGGGCATCCAGTGAGTCCACTTCGCACCAGTATGGTTCCAACCAGTTTTTCGCAAGCAAGCCATCACTACTCGTGTACCAAAGTTCCCTTTTAGGTCAGTAGTGCTTACCAAGACGGTTTGACCTTTTGGTGCTGTCTCTATATCTCTCCACTTCATTTCCTTACTCCCGGCATCAGCTTCCGATTAGGACTAGGAGCCCCACCATGGACTATCTTAATCCTCTGACTAGCAATCAACTCGTCAATCGTAATCCTCAGCATATTTGGTGGGACCATCTTTCCCAAGGCTTGCCGGGCCAACCACTCTGGAACTGGCTTGCCCGTTCTAACGTATTGGTCGGTCACGAAATTTGCTACAGCCTCCATGCGTATCATATAAACATTCCCGCCCGCCGCCGCAAGTGCGAGGTTCATTTCTGGTTCAGCGTCAAGTAATACAGCCTTTGCGGACTCGAAATCTTCGATCTGTATTCCAGGCGTTTCCGGGTGACGCCCGAGAGCATAACACAGGGCGATCTTGGCAACTTGTAGATGACGCCGACTTGCATAGCCGACCAGCATCGGGTCAGCTGGTATGGGCTCATAGTTATCGTGCTTCCAGGAATTAAGAGCATCTCCAGCGTCCCGGTCCCAATCCCAAAAACCTTGAGCCTTAGCGATGAGAGAAATACGTGGAAACAGTCTGCGAAGGAGGTTTTCCTCCTGCTTAACAGGCTCGTTACCGAATTCGAAGTCTGGTGTGTCATTTGCTTTCTCATAGTCTGCATAAATGAATAAAATCCTAGTCGGCAACCCCTGCTCATAAGCATTCGGCGGGAACCCCTCCGCGAACCAAGCCGGAGTACAGCCACTTAGAATATTAACGAACAAGTTCTCTGCCAAGTCTAGCTTTCGGGAGATAGTCTCAGCTGCATAATCCCCACAATCCCAAACATCAGCAAGCATAGCAAGGGTATCAGGATCGGGCTTTCGAAGGAACGTTCCCCACTCAGATGTAAGGAGTGCAATCGTAGCTTTTCTCTTAGGGACTGACCCTGTTGTATCAAGCGCCTTCGCTCTTTCTCCAAGCATTTCAATGAAACGTTCATGGGTTATGGAATTAGGACAGAGCCCGACCTCTTCCTGGGTCCCCGCAAGGAGCCGAGCGTGTCTGATCGCCATTGTCTTACCGCATCCAGGCTTGCCAACCAGCAGAATGTAAAGATTTGGGTAGAGTACCAGTCCCCGACGAATGGAAGTATAGACCTTCCTATCGGATACAGTAGCAATCGTGGCCAGAATGGCCCAACGACGATACCTCTCCGGGCTGAGTCCAACATCAGTGAGCTTAACGTATTCATCTATGAGGTCCATCCACTACGTGTCCTTACCTCGATAGCTGTTGATGCTTCGCTTATTGTGAAAGTACAGTCCTTAACCATAACTTGTCCTGGCCCCTCAATCAACAAACCCCCTGAAAACGTACAGTTCTCATAATACTTAGCGAACGCTGGAGCTGCAATTACGACTGGTAACAACGCCATAGCTGGTACGGCTCTACGTAGGAAGTCCCGTCTATTCATCTCAAATCCTTCCAATCAAGCATCGAATTTCATCGGCGTGGTGTCATTCCAGATCATCCAGGCGGAACGGTTGAATAGGATCATGTGGAGGGTGAAGAAAGCCCAATCGCCTTTGTCGTAGAAGTAAATCATCCCGAGGATGGTCAGGGCTACGGTCAGTTGGTTCCCGAGCTTAGCCTCGCCTCTGGAGTATACCCAGACCGACCAGATTACCAAGGCCATGATGAGCCAGCTTATTGTGAGCATCATTTCAAATCTCTCCAGTTAGAGCCAGTAGTTATCTCCACCGGGATGGTCATCGTCCGTCCGTGGACGGGGACGGGGATGTTGAAGGCCTCGTAAATATAATCACGTGCAAAATCCATATCCTCATTTTTCGATTGCATCAGGATGGAGTCATGGTTCTCCAAGAGTACCTGTACTCCACTGGGATCAAACCCCCACCATATCCTCAACAACGCAATCTTCAAAATATCACTCGTCATACTCTGCGGGACATGAGCTATGGCTTTCCGGATGGTCTCCGGTTCCCATGAGCGCCCGAAGAATACCCTCTGTCTACCAAGGGGCGTAGTCAGCTCTCCAAATTTCTCAATCTCCTCTCTAACTTCTTGATGGTATCTTGAGATGCCCGGATAGCACGAATGATACTGGTCAAAGAATCCCTCAGCGAGACGTAAACCACAACCGAGATGGCGATTAAGCCCACTAGGAGTAAGTCCATAATTGAGTCCATGTTGATTCCTCTTGCTAATATCATATAAGCTTGTTGAAGCATCCTGTCCAGGCTTCGGGTCCGGCTGCGCGATCCACTCACACGGAGTCTGCTTCATCAAGGCTTTGTTTTGTTCATCGCTTGCAGTCCATCCCAGTTCTGGCCAGAAAATCTTTCCAGCGGTAACGTGGACATTTCCCCGAAGATGCGCGTCAATATAGGCTTCATCTTGAGCCAAGTACGCAATGCAGCAGGACTCTGCTTGAGAGAGGTCTGCGTTAATGAAGGTATATCCATAGTCAGGGGTATAGACAACCCGTAGTCGTGGGTCTTGATTTTGGAGGTTAGTTCCATCTTTGTAAACATCCTTGCTGCTGGACCACCGGCCTGTCACGGTCTGGCCCACGGAAAATGTTGCCCTCATCCTGCCGTCAGGGGAGAGTGCGGTCTGGAGGACTTCGATTTGCTTCTCATCATCAGCGGCTTGGTCAACCAGTTCGAGTAGCGGTCTGACCTTGGGGTACTTCTTCTTGAGGCGTCTCCTGGTCTCCTCGTCCATGGAGACGATGCCCTTCTTGTTCCGCATGGGAGCCACGCCCATGTGTCCGTAGATCAGGTCCTGGAGTTGCTTGGAAGAGGGCTTGACTGCCTTGGCCCATTTGAAGCCCTTGGTATTAAGTAACTCAAGTTTGAGCTTCTTAAAGCTCCTACGCATAGCGGTTAGTGTCTTTCTCCCCTCTTTACGCAGCTCTTTATCGGTCTCTCCCTCAACCAATTTTTCAGTCAATACATAAGCAGTTGATGCTTTCAATAAGCTCTCTGTAAGGGCTAACCTATCGTCTTGGCGAACTATCTTAACAAACCGATCCATCTCCTTCATCCGGGCCTTACCGATCTTCTTGAACTCCCTGACCAACTGACGCCGGGCAGCAAGGTCAACCCTCAACCCACGGAACTCCATCTGGAGACTGACGTTGCACAAGGCCCGCTCGAACTCGTACACCCCACTGACATCAGCCCCCTCCTCCTCGATCCTCTTCATCAAGTTGTCATGGATTTCTGCTGTCACCGCGCAGTCGAGGGCGTTGTAAGCCCACTCGCGCTCCTGGCTCGGCCCCCACTGGGAGGCGGTGTTGCTAGTGACTATCTGGGCCATTCAATCCCCAACCCCTTGTTGCTGTCCTCGAAGTAATCCATGATGACCTCTCGTTTCTCTGTGCTCATCAGGTCATGGCTCTCGTGAGGACTCTTAGGATGCAGCTTGGAAAGGTAATCCGCTGCTTCAAATCTGGCCTTGCCTTGTAACACGGCGTTGGAAGCGCGGACGATGGGGAGGTATTCTTTATCAAGAGAGGGGTTGTGTATGGTCGTCTCACTAGCACCAGCCACCGTCCTCAAGCCAGTTACGGAGACGACAGCACTAAGCAAACTCTGGCCGAGCATCTCCCTCTCCATAGGGATGACCTGTACGTTATTAAAGTGCCTCTCATAAGTCTCTACTATTTTATGCCACTGGAAGTTGTCAATAGGCAACCACTTGAACCACTCATCAAACTCCATGGTCTCTCCGCGCTTGACCAGCTGGTTATAAAGGCTCTCCATGTATGTGTCCTGTCGTCTGACAATCAAGAGGATACTGGCACCAGGGAAGCACTTCTTGGCTACCTCAGCCATCTCCTCAGTATTATTGACCTCTCCCTCTCCCCACCTTACCCCCGAGAACTTCTCATGGACCACGTATCCGTCACTCGCAAGCAGATTAGGGAAACTCCTCTTTGCCATTACATCGGCCACGGTAGCAGCTACATATTTATCCCGCACTAGGCTGTAAGCCAAGTGCCTATGGGCACACTTGCCGAGGCCAATGTGGAGCCAGAGGTTATTCAATACTGCCATAGTATCATCACTACCTGTGCAGCGGGCCACGACAGGAAGATAACCAGCAACAAGACCACGACACCATATGCAATACGCCGTACTTCCTTGAAGATATCCTTGTCAGTGTTGTTACTCATCCCAGTGCTAACCTCGCATAACCGCGCCAGCTATGAGGGCGCTCTTGGGACTGTGAAATCTCCGGCATGATACGCCAGTAAACTATCTTGAAGTCCTTGTTCTTTCGAACCCTTGCCGTATCAATGAAACCGTCTAAGCATACATCTAGTTTATGTACTGCATCCTCACGATACATCTGCTTATTTATCACTACCTCTTCAAACTTATCCCCGTTCTCAGCAGTGTCAGTGTCTCCAGATGCACCTCGCCGTAATCCGTTGCGTTCCTCGAATCGTTCTGCACTATTCATCTCTCTTCTCTCCTCTCCCCCATCCTTTCCATGCTCTCTCTTTGGCGTAGAGGGCTCCGAGAAATCCAAGGTCCTTGTCCAGTTCTGGATAGAGAGCATGGTGCTCAAGCCTAGTATCATACAATGCGTTCCTTACAAAAATCCCTCTATCATGAAGCCACCTCAAATCATATGTAAAGTTCTGCCCTGCCTTGGGCTGTAGTTTGTTGCATATCCAACTAATATACTCCCACGCTTTTACTTCCTCCTCTACTGTAGACCAGTAAGAGCGGTTCGTCTTCCTGTCATCAGTAAAGGGGATACAGATGGCATGGTGTGGACCATCAGAAAAGCCGACTGACTTGATGTGCCGCCACTTGGGGATGGTCTCAATGTCGATGCTGATGTAAGGGGCGTCTATTAGGTACTGCTTGTCAAATTGCAATATGTCATCCAGTGTCGGCTCCAACCACAACTCCCTCTCAGTGTAGGTAATCTCCGGACTCTCCGCCTCGTCCTTCGCCTTCATCATCCACATAACCATAGGCATGAAATACTTGTAAGAGTGAAACAAAAAAGCTGGATGATACATTGGCATCAGCTTCAAGTCTCCAAAGCGCCTCAATGATCGCATCAATGTACCCTTTACGCGCCCTATTCCCGATGCCACGTTGCCTGTCAGCGCCCATAGTGCTGTTCCTCCTAAAGGTATGGTTAATGTAGGCTGCGCTGTCTGGAGTTCCTCCTCCAGACGTTGTATGTGATGTATGTGATCGGGGTGAAGCCACTTGCCACGGTCAATCTGGGGGCATCTGAGAGGGTAGTTAGGACTACTTTCCTTGGCCTGGGTATTGATGCACCAGTTAGCGACATCATTCTCAGGAAGCTTCTCGTCAAAGACATTAGTCACAAGGCATTCTGACCGTTCAATGTTGGCACACCTCAAGAGCTGATCGAATATCCTCCCTGCATTCCCGCAGAAGGGACGGCCAAAACTGACTTCATCCGCTCCGGGGGCTTCACCAACGAAGGCTATCTTACACGGAGTAGTTATAGGCCACTGGCGAAGGACGTTAACGGTCATAGTTGAGCCATTCCAGTGCTATTTTAGCTAGCCACCATAGACCCAGAAATGCTGCTGGTATCAAGATGACGGATAAAGTAATTAAACCTATAGGTGTAGCTTCAATCATATGTCACCGTTCTCCTCGATCTTCTCGTCCTCATACGGCGCGACCTTGCGCCTGTAAAGCTCTGCTGCTGCTATCTTGAGACCACCCCAGGCTTCCAAGTAGGACATGAACCGAGGAGTACGCTGCTCTGAGTAATCATTCGCAATCCGGTACAGAACGTAGACTAATTCACCTGGGCTATCAATCTCATCTGTCACCTGATCTATCCTCTCCCCATTCAAGATGCATCTCCGGGCATTTTCGATATAAGGCATTTTCCTCTACTCCAAAAAGGTTAAAGTGGAACAAATCATGAACGCTTATAACTGTGACAGTATATTACCCATAACCTTTTGTGTATGTGTGAATAGTATCTTTACTCCACTACTCCTGAGTGGTAAATAGGCAAAGTGCCCACCGACTTCCTTCACCGATATATTCTCTGGTCTAACATTGGTAGAAAATGGAAGAGACTTCTCAACTGGGTACTCAGCCTTGAATTTCTTATAGTAAGCTCTGTAACGATTCCTAAGCTTGATGCTTCTTAATTCCATGTCTCACTCCTGATGAAAATCCGGGGGAGGGTCCAGTTCTAACGACCAAACTCACTCCCCCGTAGTTGATAGGCTCCCTTGCAGCAATTCGAATTGAGAGGGCCGGGCGCTAAACCGGCTTCCCCTAATGTTGGCTTGGGGGATCGAGGGAGAGCGCTGGTGTCCAACACACCTTGACTAGTATCATCATGCGCTCTGTGCCGCTGTAGTGCATTCTCACAGCCGCCTCTCAAACTGGCTTAGAACTCAATCCGCGTGGCGTTCTTAATCCGCGTCACGGGCCGGTCATGGTCTTCACCGACATACTCCGTACTCACTTCCGCGCAGAACTCGAACCCATTGGCCGAACTCGGAAGGTCTTCCAGGCTCAGGCCATCAATCTCCTGCTGGAGGGTCTCCGAGTGGAACCTTACGACATTCCATTCATCATCCTTCCGCCAGCCGGGGATGGAATAAAAGATGTTGGTAGCATCGGAATAGTCCCCGTACATCTCCAACTCCTGCTCGTTGACGTTCTCAATCGGCTCCATGGCCGTCAACGGATAACTGGCCTCCCAAACAGGGGCCTTGTCGCCACGGCCAGTAATCTCCTTGAACTTACCGCCGCGTATCTTGAACCGCCACATTCCGCTCGGCAGCGGCTTGGGGGCTTCGACTACAGATGCGGCGCGCTCGGCAGCATCCCGAAATGAATAATCAGCCATATGGCTAACCTCCTTTGGTGGTTGAACGTTCATGGAAGAATTGCCACAACTTACTCATTTTTGGCTTCTCTTCCACGTCACTCCAGAGCGCACGGTATTCTAATAGTCGGTACACTCGGAATTCCATGGGGACTTTAGTCTCCCCTACTACTTCGTCTGCTTGCGTTACTTGTAACGTCGCTATTCCGTCTACTCCAGAGACTAGGATTATGTCCTGGACGCTGAACTTGACATAGGGCTCGGTAAATTCGATTTCAATCGGCAAGTCGAACCCATGCTTGGACTTGTGGAGCCATACTACGCAGTCAAGCGTCTTCGCAATGGCTCGGATTTGGTGGGAGCGGATTATCATTCTGCCCGTCGAAGTTCACCAGCAGAATCTTGGCCAGTAAGCTGGTGAGGATTAGATGTCTTTTGCTCGGACCCATTCACCCCAGCCGCCTTGAAAATCTCCGCAAGGCCGGTCTCGATACTTAGGGCTCCCTTGGCTTCGAGTTCTGGGAGGGGGCATGCCAGATCGAAGTTACCTCTTGGGGCAGTAATGATCTGGCGTTTGACTTTGTTGGATCGAACTGTGGCTTCATACAAGAGGGAGTATGGTAGGTATCCGAGGACATCCTGCGGCAAAGCCCTCCCAAGCGCAGTAGGATAGTATCTATACGGGATGTTATCACGAAGGCCTCTTTTTGTTTCCTTAACATCATCATCATCAGTCTTCTCCGCTTCCGGTGGGCCAATCATCTTCAAGTGGGAGATGATGACCACATTACACCTGACGGACTCACTCGCCAGCTTCTCGATGATACTCAGCTGAGCCGCTTGGCCCATGCCCCAATCCTGTATCCTCGGCCCCTTCTCGACGCGGTTTTGGACGAACAACACCCACCGCATAGCCGCCTTGCCCATGGCCGTCAGTGAGTCCAGCACAAGGACATCCTCCGGCCCCCAATCAACAACCGGCCCCAGGTCCACCTCCCGGCCATCCTTGTCAACGTACTCCCACCTGCTAAGGAGGTCCATACCTTGGGTGAACGCCTTGGGTGGACCCAGGGTTTCAATATGCTTGCTCCCACGTTTGATGGCATCCTCCAGCCGGGGGCTGATTTCGATATTCCCCCACTTGTCCTTGTCAACGAACTGGACCAGCGGGGCGAAGTTGCCTTCGAAGTCTAGAATACGCAAGTTGAAGCCTGCGTTTGCCAATGATGCTAAGGAGCCAGTCTTTCCTGTCTTGGGAAAACCTGTGGCGAAGAGTTTCACTGTAGGCGATTCTGCGTACTGTGCAAGCGTGGTCATTATGAGCCCTCATGGAATTTACTAAACACTTTCGGCTTTACACCATTAGGCAAACACATTACTGCTTCTATCGACTCCTTGTTCGCTTCTATACTTATCGTTGCAGTTAGAGCCTCTTGAACCCTTAAACAATCTACAAGGTCCACAGGAACCCCAACCGGCTGCCAACTGGAAACGGATAAGAATATCCAGATAATATATTTCATTTTTGCATTTTTCTCCTGTTTCTGATATAGTCGTTTCTAGCGGAAATCCAAGGGACAAGAAACCTAATTTATTAAATAAAGTCCTAGCAAAATAATCATAGTCCCGAACCATAATAGGACTTCAAACTTACCCTTCATAAGACAACTTTACCATCCATCATCATCCTGTCATGGACCTGCTGGAATCGGCCCATGTGCAGTTCAACGGACTTGTCAAAGAAGCTCTCCTTAGCGCCCCAAATCATAGAGAAGCTATGTTGAAAGGCTTTAAAGTCCAACCGCTCCAAGCCAAAGAACTCCTCTAGCTGGACAAATGCAAATTCCTTCCTCTTGAACAAATCCTCAGACCTCAGATACAACGACCTCTCCGGCCCCACCAAATCCAACACCGCCCTACTGAAACACCTCGTCACCCAACAATGAAACGCCATGGAGGTCTCAATATCCACCTGCGCCCTCCGGGGCCTCAACTGCCCTGTCCACTGCTGCTTCGAGACCATGGACTTGTAGACATCCCTCGGTTCGCGTTCCAAGAAGAGGAACTTGCTATTCGGGAAGCGGATGGCGTTGTAGACTGCAAAGATGGTGTCTAGGTGGTTACAGATCACTAGGGTCTTCTTGTGGTTCATCGCGTGTGTGTACTCCACCATTCTGCTGTCGAAGTAATCGTCCAATATCCTGCTGAAACACTCACCTCCAAAGTCCTTGTTCAGAATACTCCAGAGCATGTCGTTCCGGTCCCCTGCGTTTAACTGTTGGTGGACGCCGTGGTAAACATCTAGACAAGGCTCTAACTTGAGAAAGTGTCGTAGAGAAGAGGTCCCGCACCGGCCAGTAGACAGCACCCATACAGCCGGATGGTCATACCTAGGTTGCCATACTAGTTCTCTACTGAGATAATCTACAAACGTCTCCACCCCCTCAGTAAAGGTCTCCATGGTCAACGGAGGCGTGGAATCAAGAACGATCTGCATTTTGCTCAAACTCCTTTGCTAAAAGTCCTGGCCTAGCCGACTTCGGGGCCGAGCAGACTTTCTTGAATTGACAGAGGAAGCAGGAAGAGCGGTTCTTGGGCCAGCAGTCGGCATCAGCAAACAGCTCTGCTTGATACAGGTAGTAATCCATATCTAGAACGAACTCCCCCTTAACATCATCACTCGGATTCAACGTAAATCTTGCCGTCCTCGTAAACCCTACCGCAGCCTGGAAAGCATCCAGGAGTACACCGACAAAATCCCCTTCGAATCCTTTGATCTTGGCCCAGATGGGGGCGGCCCAAGAGTAAAGTTCGATTTGAGTATTTGGAGAAAAATGGGACCTATAGCCTTGCCCAGATATTGTTTTAGTTGTAGTTTTTCGTTCTCTGACATATCTGGACGGGTAAGGAGGAATTTCAGCAACTCCATCGAAGTACCCTCTAAGATAATACTGTTGACCTCCGAAGGTTCTAGGAAACTCGACCAAGAACTCCTCGCCTTCTGCTTCTGGATCGGCATTCATAGCCTCCACTGGTTTGATGTTGCCCGCCTCCATCGTATCCGCACCCCAGATGACTGTTCGGACGACCTGATGGAGCTTGTAGTTGTTTTCCTCTGGGGACCACCATTCAAGGGAAGTGGTGAGCGTGGTATTGTCCTTTAAAGGCATTCGACAGCGATGACATAGTTCTTCGTTAACATCTACTTCCTCATCACAGGCGTTGCATTGGTAGGTGAGTGTCCTTACTTCACAACCCTCAATCGCCACCCGCAACGCAGACAAAAGGGCCTCGTCATGGCTTGCGTCTTCCAAGCGGCAGGTATCAAACTCATTCATTGCCTTATGGATGATATGCCCGAACTTGGCGGCGTCGGCGTACTTGCTCCTGACCCTGGACCGCCAGCCTTGCACGTACTTCAACTGATACTTCCTCGCGCAAGCCTGGAGCGTGTCCAAGCTAGAGGCCGAGTGGATTAGGCGTACCTCTGGGTGTTGGGGGTGCCATTCAAGTCTTGACATCAATAAACTCCTTCAATACTCCAATCGCCGCTTGATAATCCTCACGGGGCCACTTCATCATGAAGGCCCCTTTTGCCCTTCGCTCCTTGTTTATCTTATCAATCAATACCGCATTGGCCTTCATGATTTCCAAGAGCCTCGGCCAGCGGTTCTTCATGATCATTCGCCCGGCTTGGAAGATGCCATCAGCTACATAGATATCCTCATAGCCCGTTCGGCGTTCTCTGACTGGTATCTTCAACACATTGGCCTCATGGATAAAGGCAATGGTCACGTACTTCCTCCCACTTCTGAATGGAACAACAACCCTCTCCCCAGAGGGCCTCACCTTGGACTCCCAGATGCTTACATTGGAACCAAGGTAAATGACGAAGGGCTGGCCGAGCTTTACTTCCATACTACAGCTCAAGCTTAGCAGCCACAAATACAGCTATGACAGCGACTCCAGCTGAGGCCGCAACCCACATACCAATAAAGGCTATATTGGTTGTATCGCCAGCAGCCAAATGCCCATTCGCCAGCAGCATTAACCAGATTGTTAGGTTAGCTGCACAGTAAAATGCTACTCCTATTTTCATTCCTCCTTCCCCTTTTCAGCTTGCTTCCTGACCCAAGCTGCACGTTCCTTCCGCAAGCCATGAACCATCTTGACCAGTTGATCCTCGCTTATATCCTTCGGATTCCGCTTCTGGACCTCATCTAGGGTCAGCTCGACCTCCTTGACGGCCTTCTGGAGTTCCGTCAGTTCCTTTGGCTTTCGAGGCTTTCTTTCAGCCATTAGAGTGACTTCTCAATGTAATTGGCTATTGAGTTAAAATCATGCCCTCCATCGTTTAGCCCGGATAGAGTATCTCCATCTCCATTAGTTTGGACGTAAGGGTTATTGCTATTTAGCCCGACCTCCTCAACTATAAAGATTGGAAGTAACTCCCACGATTCGCCTTCAATTCCTACATAGAACATTTCCTTTTCCTGCATTTTCGGATAGTCAGGAGTCCTATTTTTCTTCTTCCAACTCCCTGCCCCAACGATATCACAGAGGACTCCCAAGCAGCAGAAGCCATCATCTGCCTTGTGTAACTTGCCTTGGCATTGCTCATACTTGCCGCTTCTGAGGGCCTCAACCCATTATGACTGGTCAGATACAGGTTCAGCAGGTGGAGTAATTGCCCCCAGTATAT